GGAAACCGAGAGCGAGATGAGGCAAGCCGCAAGGCTTCTGGGTTTTGATGCGAAGGTTGTAATTTCCGAGGGAGAGGCTGACATCGTCAAGGATGGGATCGTCTTGGGTGGCTGTTATGTAAACGAGGGGGAGTTATGAATCAGCAAGACAGAATTCTCGACTACCTCAAGGCAGGCAACACCCTGACAAGACTCAATGCATGGTCTCAACTGGGGGTTTTAGAGGCGCCTGCGCGGATCTCTGAATTGCGCTCTCAGGGCCACTACATCAAAACCAAGATGGTGACCGTGAGTAATCGATACGGTGACAGAGTAAGAATTGCCGAATGGAAAATGGGAGGCATCAATGGATAACCTTCTGTCAGTTTGGTTGGGGGCGCTCACGCTCCTGATAATTTTAATCGTGACGGGAAGCGGAGACTACGAAGAAGCAGTCGCCGCCGAGCGCCACTACTGTGAAATGGTTGCAAGTAAGGTTTGGCCTGCTTACGACCAGAACATCAACTGTAATAAGGAGTAGTATTATGGAATACAAGTACCCAGAGCAAACCAAAACAAGGCGTCGATTTTGGACTGAACAGGAAGACAACATCTTGGCTCACGGCATCAAAAACAGAAAATCTTACAGGCAGATCAGCAAGCTGGTAAATCGGTCTGAAGCCGCATGTACCCAGAGGGCTTTTCACTTGAGGGAAAGTTTTACCAAGAACAATGTGATGGCTCGCAAGGTGAGCGTTGAGCCAAAGGCCGCGCCAGAGAAGCCAAAGGCTCCAGAGGTGCCAGACCTCATGCTAGACCGAGTGCTTGACGCAGAACGCATGATTCAGCAGATCCCGACTTTGACTTTAATATCGGGTGCCAGTGCGATCATCTCATTTACAACGATGATGATTGTCATATTTGCGGTGTACGCATGAGCTGTAGTTATTGCGACATGGACGGCGGGGTTCACTCCCCCGCTTGCCCAGCAATCTACGAGTCAATTGATTTTTGCGGAGTGGGAANGTGCGCCGACCTTGAGGCTGGCGCCTACTCCAGATTTCTTAGNCGTAAGGGGATTATGAATGGAAGACCTCAGCGATTATCAGGTAGCGGTACAGGCGGCAATGCAGATGGCCGAAAGATTCGGCGAGGACGTAGCGATAATGCAAGACATGTCGGTTATGTTGCTAAAGGTGGCAGAATCTCCATCAATTGAGATTGTTAGGTGTCCAGCATCTTTACGCAGAAAGAAAAACAAAATTTTAGGTTAGCTCCACACTCCTAACGGCGAGCGGTGGCGTCGGCAAAGTGTCTTGTTAGGGGCTAACTGGATTGATATAACAAGACGCTATCCACCGCCTACCCAAACATCCAAAACAAAAGCGCACCGACAGCAGTCGCCGCCAGCAAAAACCCCACGATCAACCCCATCATTACCCACGCCGCACCCATCAAGAGCGGTCCCGTCAGCTCACTTCCCATCCTCATCCCCCTTCAGTCCCAGCAGGACTTTAAGTACCCAAGAAGATCGGTCATCGGCCTGAGTTCTTTGTACTTCATCTTCCCCGCGTCAGCGTGCTCTTTAAAAGGGCCATCTTTATCTCCCTTCCGCACCCTCTGGCAATCTCGCCAAAAATCGACCTTACCAATCCACCCCATTGCTGTTGGCCTGTCATCTGTAACACTGTAAAAAACATAAACATGACACTCGTATAGCTCTTGATCGCAGGTAACATGCGCATCCTGAAAATGGTATGGCGGCACATTTCTCTTTTTTGCCTTCACGTCAATGCCAACCATGCGGCCAGATATATCCATTACCGAGAAATCATACGGACCCTTATCACAAGCAGACCATGCATGCTGTACACTGCTGGCAATCAAGAATCGCGCAAACTCCATTTCAGCAAGAGTGCCTACATGTTGGCCCTCGCCGTTTTCGCAAATCGTCATGCGGTTAAAGCGTTTGCCCGTCCCCAGACTTTTCATCTTCAAACTCCAGCAGTAAATCAATGTAATGCCTTGCCTTTAACAAGTCAGCAGTACCGTCCTTGTCTCGCCACCGCGTAACGTACTTAATCACGGCGTGTTCGCAGACCCCCAGCTCATTCTGCAAGGCATACTCTAGCGGCTGGATCCTGAGTCGCTTGTAGTGATCCCCGCCGACCTGATCGTCAAAACTACTCACCTCTTAACCTCCTCAATGGATTCCTGCCTCCAGCTAACCGCCGCTCCGACAGCCAATCCAGCCCCTGTTTCAGGGCGCTCATCTTCTTGGAATCATCCGACACATCCCAGTTGTGAAGCACCACCTCTTCTATTAAATATCTGTGATACTCCCCATACCTCTGCCCGACGAGGTCAAGCGTGCGCCCGTACCTCATCAGGGTTTCGTTCGCCATCGAATCCTTGGCTCTATCGCCAGAGGACGGCTCAAAATTCAAAGCCTTGGTGAACATACCTGCCTGAGCCGCCTGAGACATAACGTACTCGGCGGCTTGATGCTGAGATAGCGAGAGCAAGCCGTCCATTAGGTATCGATCAACAAGACACTGATCCATTACCTTAGCCCGAGGCATGTTACCGCCCTCGACCATTACCGAGTGGCGCTGGTATATTTCCTTCGTCCCAAGGTCTGTGTGTGACTTGTCAGACGTAGTGAGCTTGTCCGGGGTCCGGGGACGGCCCTTTTTGTGTGACTTGTCAGACGTAGTGAGCTGGCCCGCAATGCGTCCGGCGTGGCCCTTTGCGTGTAACATGTTATCAGAACTCATCAAAGTCCTCCCAATTCCTGCTAACTCCTTTGATTGTGCTGACCTCTGCTGGCGGAACGTACTCCCTGTATCTTCCGCTTGCCAAGTCATATGTAAGGCACGCTGTGCCCTGCTGGCCGGTCCACTTGAATCTGGACTTCCAACAATGGATTTCGACGCAGTCCTCTGCGCGGTGGACGGTGATTCCCAGATCCGCTTTAGCGAACCACGCCGCCGAACCCGAGATGTTCATCCCCTTGGGCACCGCATAAGTGCCATCCTCTCGGGGGTACATCTTCTGGGGGTGGGCGACAAACCAGACGTGGATACCGTGGGCCTTGGCAAAAGCCGTGATCCGACTCAGCATCTGGCTAATACTGTTATGCTCCTCGGACCCCACCTGCTCAATGTAGTTATAGGGGTCAATGACAAGACCGCGAACGCCCAGACGCATCACAGCCTGCTTAGTCCGCTCAATGACGCTATCAATCGTACTCATCCCCCCGTCTTTCGACTCCAGAAAGACAAAGTGATCATTAATAAACTCAACGGACTCCTCTAGCTCCTGCTCGGTCATCCTCGGACCCAGTCCATCATAGAACCCTTTCCCTGACACCTTCTCTGCAAGCTTCGCAATATGCATGTGTGGCGGGTTCTCAAACGAGCAGACCGCAAACTTCCACGACTCCCGCTGTGCCAGATTGATCATAATCTGGTCAATAAACTCAGACTTACCGGAACTGGGCATGCCGGTCACAATCGACAACTGCCCCTCGGCAACCGTGAACAACTCATCAATAGCATGGTATCCGGTGCTCGCCCCCCTGCCGTGCCCGTTAGCGTATATATCCCTGATATCATTGATGTATTCAGATGCGCCGTACACACCAGACAGTGGAACTGGCTCGGGAGCGTCAAAAATCCGTCGCGTCTCTTCTGCGCCTAACTTGTCAACAGCATCGTTTGCATCCTTTGTGCCGTCAGGGAACTTTACCCTCCAGCACTTGGCCCTGCCCACGCGACGGGCAATCTCCTCTGCCAACGCCTCGCCTGCTTGATCGTTGTCGGTCGCTAAAATAACCCGCTTGACTTGCTCCAGACGGTCACGCTCCTCCCAGATATAACTGAACTTGTTATCTTCTTCTGGCGATACGCGGTTCTGGCTGACCTTGGCGGGGGCGCCATTTGGGCATGAGACTGCCTTGATTCCAACTGACGCGAGCGCAATCACATCACACTCCCCCTCGACAATGGTTAGGTCTTCCTCACCTATATCGATATGCTCTATCCCATAGAATGTTTTTGGTGCGCCATCGCAAGTAAACCCTTTGCCCTCGACGG